ATGTAGATCAAACTGATGCTAACGATGTTGGAACTGTCTCAAAAGTTCTAAGTTTCTCTGGCAGCAACAACATCAGTTTTGATGCTGGTGGATCGGCTTCCATCAATACAAGTTTCAGTGATAGTTCCGTGACCGTTGGTAATAAGCAAATTAATTTGGGAGTTACTTTTTCTGGTGGATATTCAAATCCAGAGATAAATAAAAAGACGGGTGATGTTATTTACATCAACAATAGACCCTTGATTGAAAGGAACATTCGACAAAAAGAAGACGTTAAAATCATTCTGGAATTCTAAAAAAAGATGGCACAAAAAACAGATTTAAATATCAGCCCATATTACGACGATTTCGATCGCAATAAAGATTTTTACAAAGTTCTGTTTAAACCAGGATATCCAGTACAAGCTAGAGAATTAACGACTCTTCAATCGATATTTCAGAATCAAGTAGAGTATTTTGGAAAAAATATTTTTAAAGAAGGTTCCATGGTACTACCTGGAGCCATTACTTTTGACAACCAATTCTCATCAGTAAAAGTTGATGCTACGAATCTGGGGGTAGACGTAGCATTATACATTAAGAATTTTATTGGCAAAAAAGTTACAGGTCAATTATCTGGTGTTTCAGCATCGATTCAATATGTTGCTCTCACATCAGACAGTAACCTTGTAGAAAATTTAACAATATATGTAAAGTATTCTGATTCTGGCAATGACTATGTTACAGAAACTTTCCAAGATGGGGAATCACTATTTGCCAGTGAAAATGTAACCTATGGAAACACCACAATTAATGCAGGAACTCCATTTGCTACATTAATTGGAGAAAATGCAACTAGCACGGGTTCGGCTGCATCAATTGACAATGGCGTTTATTTTGTTAGAGGAATATTTGCTAATGTCAATAAGCAAACTCTTATTTTAGATTATTACTCAAATACTCCATCATATAGAGTAGGACTGAAAATAGAAGAAAAAATCATCAATGCAAAAGATGATGATTCACTGTATGATAATGCAAAAGGATTTACTAACTTTGCAGCCCCTGGAGCTGATAGGTTCAAATTATCATTAACACTGACTAAAAAATCTCTCACAGATTTCAATGATACTGACTTTATTGAATTGTTGAGAGTAGATGATGGTAAGATTAAAAAAATACAAGACAAAACTGTATATAATGTAATTAGAGATTACATTGCAGAAAGAACTTATGATGAATCTGGACACTATTCAGTCGAACCATTTGATATAAAAATTGTAGATTCTTTGAATGATAGACTTGGTAATGATGGACTGTTTTTGGAGGGAGAAACCACTGACAGCGGAAATACTCCAACAGACGATTTGTTGTGTGTTCAAATCTCTCCTGGAAAGGCATATGTTGCTGGATATGATGTCGAAAACCAGTCTACAAAAGTACTAGATGTTATTAAACCAAGGGAAACTGAGACAGTTGTAAATTCAAATATTCCCTTTGAAATGGGACATTTGCTGAGAGTTAATAATGTTTCAGGTGCAGTTCAAGAGAACGTAGTTGTTACATTAAACAATCAATTTACAGGTGATTCACCATCAGGTATTGGTTCTGCTCGCGTATATACTTTTAACCTGACTGATGCCGCATATGATAATGCTTCCACACAATGGGATTTGTATTTGTATGATATTCAAACATACACGTCTTTAACATTTAATAGAAGCGTCACTTCTTCAGAAGTTCCAAAATCTTCTTATATTCAAGGTAAAAGTAGTGGTGCTAGTGGATATGCAGTAGCAGCAGGATCTGGAAGCACACTCAACTTAAATCAAACGTCAGGAACTTTTGTTACCAATGAGCAAATTATAATTAATGGCATCGATTCTCCATTAACAGTATCAAGTTTCACTGTTAATGGAATCAAAGAAATTAAATCTGTTTCCACATCCTCTGGAGGTGGATTTCCAGCATTTACTGCAGATACCGTTTTAAGTAGAAAAAAATTAGGAAATGGTATCAGTGAAGTTAATATTAGTGGTTCTACAATTACGAGCCCAGGTAAATTATTCTCGGGAGTCGAAGTAGGTGATATTCTTAGATATCAAGAAAGTAGTGGTGATGAAACATTCAATAGAGTAACCGCAGTTTCGTCAGATTTATCATCATTAACAGTTGCCGGTATTGCCACTGTTTCGGGCGTTTTTGATGGCGGTATTCATGATGGAAAATTTAAAGCAGAACTTGGTATTCCAGAACTCAGAAACAATGAGAATGCATACCTTTATGCAAAACTTCCAGAGTCAAATATTTCTTCTGTCAATTTTACAGATTCACAACTTTCAATATCCAGACAAATTACAGGAGAAACTACAGACGGGGCGGGCGTTCTCACCTTTGATTTGACAGCAATCACTGGAATTACTAGTGCATTCTTCGATACGTTCGATCAGGAAAGATATTCTGTTCACTATACTGGTGGCGGAATCGGAACAGTAACCTCTGATGCATTTACTCTAAACTCTTCAACAAACACTGTTACTATTAGAGGTTTAGAAACATCGGAAAGCAGCATTGTCGTAAATACCACTCTTAAAAAGAATGGCATTAGAAGTAAAATAAAAGAGTACACAAGAAGTGCCGTCAAGATTATTAATCTTTCCAAACTTTCACAATCAGGATCTGCAACAAGCACTTCTATTTCTGATGGTTTAACTTTCAATGATTACTATGGATTAAGAGTTCAAGATAAAGAAATATCTCTTGGATTCCCCGATGTTGCAAATGTTCTTGCAGTTTATGAATCTACCGACACTAGTGATCCAGTATTGGATAGAGTTGAGTTCTCTTCAGCATCAAATGTAGACTCAGATGCTATTGTTGGTGAAAACATTATCGGATCTTCAAGTGGTGCTATTGCTAGAGTAGTATTAAATGCATCAACAACTCCATCAGTACCATCGAATAATTTGGGAATAGTCTATTTAAATAGACTCAGATTTACTGCTGGTGAAGATGTAACCTTTGAAGAATCAAACATCACATCAACGATTCAATCTATTACTTTAGGAAAATACAAAAATATTAAAAATAATTATACCCTTGATAAGGGGCAGAAAGATGAATATTATGATTATTCAAGACTTGTAAGGAACACAAATTTAGAGCCATCTAGAAGATTGTTGATTGTATTCGATCATTATACAGTTCCTTCTTCAGATGATGGCGACGTATTTACTGTACTGAGTTACGGTGCCGATAGATTCAAAGATGATATTCCAAGTATTGGCGTTAATAACGTTAGAGCTTCGGATACTCTTGACTTTAGACCAAGAGTACAAGAATTTACGGCAACCGATAAATCTCCATTTGATTTCGATTCTAGAGATTTTGGAACGGAACCAAGATATAGTTTGAAACCTGGAGAAAGTTCTTTAGTCGGATATGACTTCTACTTACCAAGAATTGATAAATTATATCTTGACAAATTTGGAAACTTTATAGTAAGTCGGGGTGTTTCTTCCAGAAATCCAAAAGAGCCCGTTGTAAATGACACCGAATTGATGGAATTGGCAACCATCGTTTTACCACCATACTTATATGATACTGATAGTGCTTCTATTGCTTTATTTGACAATAGAAGATATACGATGCGCGATATTGGAAAACTTGAAGATAGAGTAGAAAACCTTGAGAGAGTAACTTCTTTAAGTTTGTTAGAGGTAAATACAGAATCTCTTCGTATTGAAGACATTGATGGCAATAATAGATTCAAATCCGGTTTCTTTGTTGATGATTTTAACGATAAAACTCTTCTGGATGCAGATTTGACAACTGCTGATGTTATTAATGGTGAGTTAAGACCTCGCATCTTTAGAAACTCACTGCAGATGAGACCTCTGCCAGCAACTGAAATTGCCGAAAGTGATTTAGATTTATCAACTAATTTTACTCTGCTAGACTCTAATGTTCAAAAAACTGGTAAGGCAATAACTTTAAAATATAATTCTGTTGGGTGGATAGAACAACCACTTGCAACAAGAGTTGAAAACGTTAATCCTTTCCACGTCATTGAATATACCGGATTTATCAAACTTTCACCAGCATCTGATGTTTGGACTAGAACTGTTAGAATTCCTGGTAGAAGCAGCACTTCTATCGTTGGTTCAGAGGGAGCAGCACTTGCAACAAGAATAGTAGGATCCAGAACCAGAGATGTTATTGTTTCTTCTTCCGCCGAAAAATACATTCGCTCAAGAAACGTTTCTGTTACTGCTACAAATCTTAGACCACTGTCATTACATTATCAATTCTTAGATAATCATAGTAATGTTGATTTTGTACCAAAACTTGTTGAAATTGCAACCGACACAACTTTACAAAATTATGGTTCTAGTGGAGTATTTTCTGCTGGAGAAACTGTAATAGGATACTTTGAAGGTGAAACAATTATAAGATTCAGACTCGCCAACTCAAATCATAAAGAAGGGGCATTCAATTCTCCATCAAGAACTTATAACATTAACCCATATGCAAAGTTAGAAAATATTCCAACTTCATATAGTCAATCTTCTAAAGTTTTGAATATTGATATAACATCTTTATCACAAGAAGCTCAGGGAGCATTCTTTGGATATCTTTTAGTTGGAGCAAAGTTAGTAGGACAAACAAGTGGTGCTGTTGCGTATGTGAAAAATCTCAGAATAATTACTGATAATTATGGCGATTTGCTCGGTTCGTTCTTCATCAGAGACCCACACACAGTTCCTGCTCCAGATCCCAGAATTCTTACTGGTAAGAAGACTTACACAATAAGCAGCAGCAGTTCTAATGCAAAACCACTCCCAGGCAGTAAACTTATTTCATCAGGAAATACATCTTACACCGCAACAGGAACTTTCCAAGTTAGACAAACTGTAACTGAGAATCTTGCTGTCAGGTACGACCCTCTGGCACAATCATTTGTTGTTGGTAAGGACATTGATGCTCCAGATTTAAATGGAGAAAGTGATGATGATAATGGTGCTTACCTGACAAAGGTTGATTTGTACTTTGCAAATAAACCAACTGGCAATGAACCATTAATCGTTCAGATAAGAACAGTAGAACTTGGAACGCCAACATTAACTATTGTTGGAGAACCCAAGACACTTATTCCTTCTGATATTACAACATCAACAACGGGTGAAACTGCTACTACAGTCACATTTGATTATCCAATTTATCTTGCACCAGGAAGAGAATATGCAGTAGTTCTTCTCGCACCAACCACAGATCAATATGAGGTATGGATTGCAAAGATGGGAGAAAAGACTGCAAATACTCAGTCTCTTCCAAATGCAGAAGCTGTGATTTATTCCAAGCAGTTTGCAATGGGAAGCCTATTTAAATCCCAAAATGGTTCGATATGGACTGCCACACAAGAGTTAGATCTCAAATTTAAACTCTATAAGGCAAACTTTACAGCAACCAATGGCATTGCATATTTTGGCAATCCACCTCTTGATGAAAGTAATGGATACATACAGACACTCGAAGAGAATGCTTTAACCGCTACTCCAAAAACATTAACATTAGGAATTACAACAATTACATCTGGCGATCCTCTCATTGACGTATTATCAGTTGGAAGAAGAATTGCAGGAAATAATGGTGTTGGTGGATATGGAAACATTGTTTCTGTAGGAAGTTCAGTATCAACGCTGAGCATTACTGATGGTGGTACAAACTATACCAACCAGTCAGACGTTCCAACCACAACTGTTGTTGGAAGTGGTTCTGGATTGAGACTTGATATTACAACTACATCTGGCGCTATTTCAGGAACCACAATAACAAATAGAGGAAATGGATATGCAGTAGGTGATGTTGTTTCGATTGATAATTCTGACGGAAGCTTTACTGGCAGAAATTCTGCCCTTACAATCACCGCGATCGGTGGTGTTGATACATTATATCTAACCAATGTTCAGGGCGAAAAAGGTTCTGGTAAGGCATTCCAAGTTGGTGCAGGACTCAGTTACTATGCCACAGACTCTACTATCGTCAGTGCCGCATCAACAACTATTACAGACAGAACATCAGAAGGTACGGGAGCAAACTCAGGAAATTATTTGAATGTAAATCATTTCAACCACGGAATGTATGCAAATAATAATAAACTGACTCTTAATGGAGTTGAATCTGATATTGCACCAACAACACTATCTGCAGAATTGTCCTCAACAGAAACAACAACTATTAATGTTGCAGATTCTAGTAATTTTACAACCTTTGAAGGACTTTCCGTAAGTGCAACAAATAAAGGTTATGTTAAAGTTGGAGGTGAAATTATTGAATACACTGCGGCAGCTTCAAATCAATTAACAATTAATGCTAGAGGATTTGGCAATACAATAACTCAAACACATGCTGTCAATTCCAAAGTTATGAAGTATGAATTTGGTGGTGTTTCGCTCAGAAGAATCAATGGAGTAACCTATGATATTTCTGATACTGAAATTGAAGCAAATCGCTACTATGTTGAAATTGATAGAAGTTCTACACATGGACTTGATAGAAGCGCAGATACCGCTACTGGACCTCAACTATCATTTACGGGCGTAATTGGTGGAGGAGATAAAATCAAAGCTTCGGAAAATATTTTATACAATGAAGTTACGCCAAGATTTGATATCAGCGCTCCTGGAAAACTTACATCAGTAACTGCGGCAGTTAGAACTACCACAGGAACCAGTATCGATGGCAGCGAAACTTCGTTCCAGAGACTTAATACTGTAGATACATTACTATTAAATGAATCAAATTCTCTAGATTCTGCAAGAATTGTTTGCTCAAGGGTAAATGAATTGAATCAAACCGCGTTTGATAGTGTTGCTGGAAGAAGATCTTTCACTGCAGCATTAACATTAAATACTGAAGATGAAAATCTTTCGCCAATTATTTACTTGGATGATTCTACAGTTGAATTCACAAGTAATAATGTAAATAATCCTGTAAGCGATTACACATCTAATGCCGCAGTCAAATCGTTCTTGAACGATCCTCACACTGCAACATATGTTTCAAATGTTGTAAATCTAGCACAACCCGCATCTTCACTCAAAGTATTGTTGACTGCATATAGACATCAATCCGCAGACATTAGAGTTCTTTATAGTTTGGTAAGAGATGATTCTGCTGCAGTCGAACAGGAGTTTGAATTATTCCCAGGATATGATAATCTAACATTTACTGGAGATGGTGAACTTGTTGTTGTAAATGCTGCAAATAATAGCGGAAGACCTGATGTAAGAGTTCCTGCCAGTGAAGAAAATCAGTTCTTAGAATATGAATTTACTGCCAATAATCTTGGCAACTTCACTGGATATAGAATTAAGATTGTTATGGCAGGAACAAATCAAGCATATCCTCCAAGAATCAGAGACCTTAGAACCATCGCACTGAAATGAGTAAGTTAATTAAGGTGAAGGATCATCCTCATCTATACAGAGATGAGGAGACGGGGGCAATTGTAAATTGTGATACAGTTGCCTACAATAATTATGTGAAAAGAACTGAGAGAAAAAATTTAGAGAGAAAAGAACTTGATAATATGAAACGTGATATTGAAGAAATTAAATCCCTACTGAAAGAGTTTTTGTCTAAATAGCGAATTCAATGGGAGTGAATCAAATATAAATATCTAAAGGAATACGTGCTCATCTGAATAATGGCAATATTTGTATCAAATATAGTAATAGAGCAGGGATTTGATTTTGATACCACTTTTCAGTTGGAGGACACGGCAACTGCCACCCTTCTCAATTTAACTGGATATACAGTTGAATCTCAACTTAGAAAAACATACACCAGTTCTACAGCAGTTTCTTTTGCTTCAACTATCACGGATGCCACTAAAGGTAAAGTTCAAATATCTATGGCATCAACAACTACTGCAAATTTAAAACCTGGCAGATATGTTTATGATGTGAAATTAACCACTAGTGGAGGAGCCATTTCAAAACCAGTAGAAGGCGCTGCGTTGGTAAGAGCGGGAGTAACTAGGTAATGGCTACCATAAAAGCTAGGGTTGGCACACAAAATACAGTTCGCGTACTATCAAGTTCTGCAACTGCAGCAACACGTCTTATTGAGGCTTCAGACTTAAACTCAACGTTAAAGACTGAAGATGGGATGATTCTCGTTTGGGATTCGGGATCATCAGCATTTATAATGACAAGTGTGATTGATTCTGCATCAACCACAATTGAAGGAATTGCATTTTTTACCAATACCACAGATTCAACATTTCCAACAAACGGAGCATTAGTTGTTAGCGGTGGCGTAGGAGTCGGTAAAAATTTACATGTTGGTGCAGGTGTTTCTATAGTTGGAATAGCAACATTTGCATCAGATATTGATATAAACGCTGCTGTTGATATACTTAACGGATTAACTGTTGGTGGAGCTACTACTCTTGCTTCTCAAGGTGGTATAACAACTACAGGTGGGGATTTATTTGTTGGTGGTAATTTTGAAGTTGCTGGCACATCAAACTTTATTGGAAATGCCACTTTTAGAGGTGGCACCATTGGAATTGGAGATTCTACCAGTGACGATATTAATGTTGGCGGTGAATTTACATCAAATCTTGTTCCAAATGCTGATAATGCTTTTGATTTGGGCATTACAACTCAGAGATGGAGAGATGCCAAATTCTCTGGACTTGTAACTACAACTAATTTATTTGTTTCTGGAGTATCAACGTTTACTGGTGATGTAGATCTTTCTGGAGATTTATCCCTCACCGGTGATACAAGCATTGTTGGATTCCTGAGTGTAACTGAAGGACTATTTTATGATGATGATTTTAGTGCCGAAACTGGAGTAGCGTACTTCAATACTTCCGGAAAGTTGGTAAGTTCTGCTAGCACTATATCTGCAATTAGCACTAGCGAATATATATTAACAACACAAGTAACATCAGGAATAGGAACTCCCGTATGGACGGACACTATTGATGGAGGAACATTCTAATGGCTAAGCCAAACACGAGACAAGGATTAATTGATTATTGTCTGAGAAGATTAGGAGCACCTGTTCTTGAAATTAACGTAGATGATGAACAAATAGACGATTTAGTCGATGATGCTATTCAATATTTCAATGAACGTCACTATGACGGTGTTGAAAGAATGTACTTAAAATATAAAGTTTCACAAGAAGATCTTGATAGAGGTAGATCCGCTTCAAGTTCTGGATCATCCATTTCGAACGGAACATCTGGAGTTGGTATTGTCACAACAACTGGAACATCAACTATAGTTGGCGCAGCAACTACGTTTAATTTCTATGAAGCATCGAACTATGTTCAGGTTCCAGATTCTGTAATTGGTATTGAAAGAATATTTAAATTTGATACCAGTTCGATTTCTGGTGGAATGTTTAGTATTAAATATCAATTGTTCTTGAATGACTTATACTACTTCAATTCGGTTGAACTTCTGCAATATGCGATGACAAAATCATATCTTGAAGATATTGATTTTCTTCTTACCACAGACAAGCAAATAAGATTTAACAAGAGACAAAATAGATTGTATTTAGATATTGATTGGAGTTCTCAATCTAAAGATACTTTCTTTGTTATTGACTGCTATAGAGCATTAGATCCAGAAGATTTTTCTAAAATATACAATGATAGTTTTGTGAAAAAGTATCTGACAGCATTGATTAAGAGGCAATGGGGACAAAACCTTATCAAGTTTAATGGCGTCAAACTTCCTGGAGGAATTGAACTGAACGGAAGACAACTTTATGAAGATGCTGAAAGAGAATTAGAAGACATTAAACAGAGAATGTCAATGGAATACGAATTGCCACCTCTGGACTTTATTGGTTAATTATTATGGCACTAAATCCTTTTTTTCTACAAGGTTCTGCTAATGAGCAGTATTTAATACAAGATTTGATTAATGAGCAGTTGAAAATTTATGGAATTGATGTATACTACATTCCTAGAAAATTTATAAGAACTGATAATATTCTAAAGGAAGTAGAAACTTCAAAGTTTGATGATAATTTCATCATTGAGGCGTATCTTGACAATTATGAAGGATATGCTCCGGGTAGCGATTTGATGACTAAGTTTGGACTTAGATTGAAAAATGAAATTAATTTGATTATTTCTCAAGAAAGGTTCGAAGAATTTATCACACCATTTTTGGATGGTATTCAACAAGGAATTGATGATGGAAATATCACCGATTATGATATTAATTTAATTACACGCCCTAGAGAGGGAGATTTAATTTACTTCCCTCTTGGACAGAGGTTATTTGAAATTAAAAGAGTAGAAGCAGAAAAACCATTTTATCAATTAAACAAAACATACGTTTATGAACTTCTTTGTGAACTGTTCGAATATGAAAATGAGGACATTGATACTGGTGTTGATGAAGTTGATAGAACTGTAGAAGATGAAGGATACATTACTACACTAATATTAGAAAGTAGTGCAATAAATGCCACTGCTACCGCAGTATTAGACGTTGGTGGTGGTAACGGTATGGTTGGACAAATCATATTAAATAATGATGGAAAGGGATATACTTCTACTCCCGTCGTGACAATTGCAGATCCAGTTGTTGGTGGTGGAATAACTGCTACAGCAGTTGCCATTACAACTGCATCTGGTGGAGTTTATTCAATCGATTCTATTAGAATTACAAATGCTGGTTCTGGATATACATCAACAAATCCCCCATTAGTAACAATAACCGGTGGAAATGGCGTTGGAGCAGCGGCAACAGCAGTCATTGTTGATGATGCAATTCAATCCTTTACAATAACAAATAATGGTAATGGATATTTTGTTCCCCCAACAGTTACTATTAGTGGACCTTCGATAGGGGTTACGGCAACTGCTGTGGCTATTATAGAGAAAGTTGAAGGAACTATAACAGCACTACAAATGTCCAATGCTGGACTTGGATATACTCAATCCCCAACAGTTGCAATTTCTACAGCAGGCTCGACTGGAATTGGCACATTCTTGTACAACGAAACTGTTACTGGAACAATCAGCAGCACTACAGCACAAGTTAGAGGATTTAAGATTAGAGACGATATTAGTGTCTCAGATCCTCCATACGAACTCTATGTTGCTATTAATGATGGACAATTCTATCCAGGAGAATCTATAGTTGGTTCGGCATCTTCGGCTTCCTATATACTTAAATCATATGACAATAACAGTCATGAGGAGTCATATGACATAAATGAGGAAATTGAAACTGAAGCAGATTCAATATTAGATTTTACAGAATCTAATCCATTTGGAGAATACTAATGTTAGGAACTTATTTTTATCACGAAATTATACGTAAAACTATCATTAGTTTCGGAACACTTTTTAACAACATTTATATTAGACATCTGAATAAAGATGGCAGTGTTGCGGATGAAACTAAGGTAGGATTATCATATGGTCCATCTCAAAAGTTTCTGGCAAAAATTCAACAGCAAGCAGATTTGCAAAAACCGATTGCAATTACTCTGCCAAGAATGTCATTTGAGATGACTAGCATTCAGTATGATTCAACTAGAAAGACGAGTGTTACTCAAACCTTTAAATCTAGTGATGATGCTGGTAATGTGAAAAAAGTTTATATGCCAGTTCCATATAACATCGGATTTGAACTGAGCATATATGCAAAGTTGAGTGATGATGTTTTACAAATTATTGAACAGATTTTACCTTTCTTTCAACCATCCTTTAATTTAACTGTAGACTTGGTTGATTCTATTGGGGAAAAAAGAGATGTTCCTATAGTATTAGATAGTATAGATATGCAGGATGATTATGAGGGTGATTTTTCCACTAGAAGAGCATTAATTTACACATTGAGGTTTACTGCAAAAACCTATATGTTTGGTCCCATTGCAGACTCCACCGATGGACTTATTCGTAAGGTTCTGGTTGATGTATATGCCGATACAAATACACAAACTGCCAAGCGCGAAGTTCGTTACACGGTTCAACCAGACCCAATTAATGCAGATCCAGAGGATAACTTTGGATTTACTGAGAATTGGGAGTTCTTCTCAGATTCTAAAGAATATAGTCCTACAAGACAAACTGATATTTAATAACTATGTCTGATAATTATGATTCTATAGACGATGCACTCAATATTGAGAGTGACATTGTTAAGGTGGATAAACCATCTCAATTAAAACCTGCCGACAAATCAAAAAATGATATTGAAAAGGATTATGAGTATACTCGTGCCAACTTATACTCATTGATTGAAAAGGGACAGGAAGCAATCAATGGTATCATGGAACTTGCTGGCGAAGGTGGTAGTCCCAGAGCATATGAAGTTGCTGGTCAGTTGATTAAGAGCGTTGCCGATACAACGGACAAGTTGATTGATTTGCAGAAAAAACTCAAAGACGTTGAAGAAGATACCAAGAAAACAACAAACAATGTCACGAATAACGCCTTGTTTGTTGGTTCAACATCAGAACTTCAAAAGTTACTCAAGCAAGGTTTTCTAAATAATAAAGAATAATCTTTTCCTATAATGGGTTGGTCCGAAAAATATAAAAAATCTATTGATTGTGACAACCCAAAAGGTTTTAGTCAGCGTGCTCATTGTCAAGGACGTAAAAAGAAAATGAAAGAAGAAACTTTAGATTATATGTCAGAAGGAGACTTTTGGCATCCAGATCCAGAAAAGGACAAAAAACTTCCTGGCAAAGGTCCACAGATGAGAGCGCGTGAAGATAGAGGACAATCAACCTCGGCACAAACAAAACCTGATTACAGCAGAAGACTAAAACCAGGTGAATCTTATATGGATTTTGCCAAGCGTAAGGCAAGAAAAGAAGAAAAAGATCATGAATATTCAATGGCTCGCTCTGAATTGAAAACTATTAATAATGCCACTAAGCGCCTCAATAAAAAAATGGGGAAAAAGGGCGAAGGTGAATTGCAAGCATGGGTTCAATCTAAAATCACCAAAGCAGCAGACTATATCGATACTGCGGCAGACTATGTTGCCAATGAAGAAACGGAGGTAAATGAAGGTGGTTCACTTCATGCATGGTTTGGCAAGTCTAAATCAAAAGATGGAAAACCTGGTTGGGTACAATCAGATGGTTCTCCTTGTGCCAATGAACCAGGAGAAACCAAAACTCCTAAGTGCTATTCTTCCAGAAGACTTGCTGGTTTGAAAAAAACCAAAGAGGGCAAGAAAAAGATTAGAAGTGCCGATGCTCGCAAGAGTAGACAAGATTCTGGACAACAGCAAAAGAGTGGTGGCGCAAAACCCACAATGGTAAGAACTTTTAAAGACAAAAAAGATTATAAGAAACATCCTTCAGGAGACACCAAAACTCAAGAATCTATGGAATACACTACAGAGGCAACAGCGGATAAGAAAGGTACGGGTAGTGGAACAAAGGACGCTTGTTACCACAAAGTAAAATCACGTTTTAAAGTATTTCCATCGGCATATGCTTCTGGTGCATTAGTTCAGTGCCGTAAAAAAGGTGCTGATAACTGGGGAAATAAATCAGAGTCCTTCGAGTTCTCTAACTGGAGAGATGATTTCCAAGCAATGGAATATGAGTTTGTAGATATCATCAAACCAGAACCAATCAAGGGTGTTCAGATTGATGAGATTCATTCATCTGCACATACACCTCACGAAGTTCCATCAAAAGATTTAAAGAAACTTGTTAAAAAAGCAGTAAAGAGAATCGATACTGATGTTGATGGTGACACAGATCACAATGATAAGACAAAGGGCGAACTTGGAGAGTTTATTCCTGGAGTAGGGAACAAGAGACTTTATTCATCGACTAGAACAAAAACTGCAAAAGAAAGTTTCTCTGACTGGAGAGAAGAGTTAGAGTCGATCGATGAGCTTAAGTGTTGGAAAGGATTTAAAAGAGTTCCAGGAAAAGTTCCCGGAGAAAAAGGTTCTTGCCAAAAAGAAGATTGGCAAAAAGTCAACAAATCCGATAAAACTGATGGCATGAGTCCCGCAGCAGTTAAGGCATATCGTCGTGAGAACCCAGGTTCCAAACTTAAAACTGCTGTAACTGGTGATCCAAAACCAGGTAGTAAGGATGCCAAGCGTAGAAAGTCCTTCTGCTCCCGCTCTAAGGGGCAGCAAGACATGCATAATATCGATTGCTCAAAAGATCCCGATAAAGCAATCTGCAAAGCTCGTCGTCGTTGGAAGTGCTAATCAATGAAAAGTTTCAATCAATTCTTATCAGAAAGCATCACCATCAATGGTGATTTTAATGGCACCTTAAATGTTGGTGCTTCTCAACCAGAACAGGCACAAGAGTCTTTCTTTGCCGATGTTGTCTGGGAAGGAAAAATGTATCGTTTAGAAGTAGAAGGCAAAATGCTTTCCAAAAACGAACTTGCAGAACAGATTCAAGGAGAATATCCTGGAGCGATTGTTCACAACGTTTATCCTGGTGAGGTAAATACTTCTAGAATCAAAAACGCACAAAGATATCAACCAGAAAGATTATCGTGGAGTGACTAATGGCTCAGTGGAATAAAAACGAACAAGATTATCTAAACCAGGAGAGAAGTCTCTTTGAGGTTTATAACATTGCAGATCACTGGGGAAACCAAACAGACTGGAGACCTCAGTTTTCTGACACTAACAGACTAAAGGTTGCTCCTTTCCAAACAGTTTTCTTTAACACCTTCCAATATGGTAAGGAGACTGATGTTTGGGATGAGAGTTTAGTTGGAGTTGGAGCAACTGCTACTCATAATACCGCTTCCAGTAATGTGGTTATGGAGGTTGGCTCTACTGCTGGTAGTAAGGTTGTCAGACAGACTAAACAGGTAATGAGATACATTCCTGGCAGACCAGCAACTCTCGCATTTGCAATTCGTCTGGAAGCACCACAAGTCGGTATTCGCAGAAGATTTGGATTGTTTGATGAGACTGATGGTGCTTACTTTGAGGATGATGGTGGCACATATTCTTATGTAATTCGCAGCAGTGCATCTGGTATCACTACAGAAAGAAGAGTAACCAGAGAAAACTGGAACGGTGAAAAGTTTGATGGTAATGGATACACTGGTGTAACTGCTGATGCTACAAAACAGCAGATGATTTCCATTAACTATGAATGGTATGGTGCAGGTAGTGTAACATTTAATTGGTTAATGAAAAATGAGACTATTATTAGTCATGAATTTGAAAACTCAAATGTCAATGATTTAGTTTGGTGTAGAAGTCCATTCCTTCCAATTCGTGTGGAGATTGAGAATGTAACAGGAGTTGCTGGCACTCATTATCTTTATCAGGGATCTAACTCTCTGATCCAAGAAGGTGAGCCAGAAAAACTTGGTACGTTGTTGAGTGTCTCAAATGACATCACTGGAACAACGATGACTGACGCAAACACTTTTTATCCGATTGTGAGTCTGCGTCTTAAGTCATCTGCACTTCAGGCAGTTATGTTACTGAGATCTCTACAGGCAGTAACGAACGATAACACGAATGTATATTGGAGACTTTTT